GTTTTCTAGTCACTTCTTAGTTTTCTTTTTAGCAGTGGTCTTAGTTTCTTTGGGCTTTTTTGTTTCCTCGCCCTGTACCTTAAAAATATATCCCATTATTATTTGCCTCCTTTCTTAACTTTCTTTTTCTTTGTTCCTTTAGGCTTCATTGATCCGTAGTGTGAAGGCATGACAATAAAAGTAGCTGTCTTTATCTTACTTCCTTTTGCGTTTTTTAGCAGTTGATAAAGCTATTGCTTGAGCTTGTTTTAATGTCTTGCCCTCTTTCATCAGCAAACTTATGTTGCCAGAGATAGTCTTTTGTGATTTGCCTTTTTTTAATGGCATTTAATTAAAAGAAACTTTACCTTCATTAATGTCTTTAACAAAAGATTGAAAATCCTTTGCTTTACCAGCAGCCTCAATAAATTTTCTACGTTCTTCAATATCAAGATTCAAAGAAGTCATCATCTGTGCTAAATCTCTTGAATTGTTAACAGTTTCTACATTCATAAACCTACAGTATCACTTACTACTATAGCTGATCTGTTGAGAATTACCCAATAGTCAAGATTCCAGTGTACTAATTTGTCACCAACTTCATCAACTAGAGGCAAAGGAACTTGGTAGCCATCTATTCCAAGTATGGTGCAAGCTTCACCAACAGTATTGACTTTATATCCTGTCAGCTTTGTAGCTTTTGCAATCGTTTCATTTTCCCAATTTTTAAAAGTTGTCCTATACCAGTCGGAGTCAGGGAAAGCGTGTGCACCTTTTAAGTTTTTTGTACTAGCACCTTTGTCCCAAGTTTTCAAATTTGCACCTTTTTTTATTCCAAAAGCTGTAATTCTTTTATTTTTGTTAACTGTAGTGGTTGCCTCTGTATAATTTTCAGCTAAATCAAAAGCATTTTGGTTGCCCTGTTTGACCATAGCTTTTGTTCCATGAATGTTTCTTGATGCTGCGTATGAGCCATTACCATAAATGCCATTTCCTTCATAATAGTAATCTCCTGTTTTTCCAATACCTTTAAACTCATCAGACCATTTGTTGTCAGAAACACCTCTATACACAAGAATATTTTCACCATCAGCACCTTTTACTAAATCTGTTCTGTCTTTTAGTGCTTTAACATTCTTGACCCTATCTGGCCTTTTGTTAAATCCTTGTTTCCAAAATAGATAGTCATTATACATAGGTGAGTTTTTATCCACTGCTCTTTCAATGCTTAATCCTTGTTCTAACTTTCTAATCTTTGCATCTATAGGGCCAGTATAAAACTGTTGACCTCTTAATTTTTGTAATTTTATTTCATGCTCTCTAAACTTCTTAAGATCAGTCAACAATTCTTTTTCTGTTAGCTTTTTAAGTGGCTTTGATTTAACAAAATCAGATGCTTTAGCAGTCCCAACAACCGCCTTTGGCTTGGGCTTTGGTTTGATATTTGTAGGCTTGCCATAAATCCTTTGTAGATCCTTAAGACTTCTTTCACTATCATCATCACGCACAAGTTTTTTTATTGCCTTCTGTCCAGAACCTTCCTTCTTTGCAAGACGCTTAAAATAATTTACTTTTTTTTCATTACCTAAAGTCTTAACCTGTAACTTTTTATCTTGCTTCAACAACCACTCACCATAAGTGGTGTCTTGTGGAACTCTGCCTGTTGCACTTGGTCTGGTAACAACCTTGCCCACTGGTGGCGGCTTCAAATCCTCAAAACCTTTTCTCTTACTTAGTCCTTCATAATCAACAACAGGAACAGTAGTAGATCGGCAGTTGAAATGTTGTGGTGGTGTAGGGCCTCTGTTATATGCAAAAGTCTTACCATCTAAGTCTCTACAAACTGCACTTGTTCTACTATCAAGCGTTGCGACATATTGATATTTAGGAGCAACTTTACTGTTTGCTGCATAGACAGCCTGTGATGCTTGGTTTTGTACTTGGTTTACAGATGTTCTAACAATGGTTCTTATTTGATGATTAGCAAGCTTAGTAAGTTCACCACCAGCCAAAGCTTTCTGCCTAGATGAAAGAGCCTTCTGTCCAAACTCTAATTTACCAGCCATACGTCTTGCTATTTCTGCACTTGACTCTCCACTAAACACACCCTGCCTTATATGTCTTGTCAGTGCGTCTTTCTGATTTTCAGCTATTCCTCTAAAAGCTTTCTCAACTGTTTGCCCATTAGGAAGTGTCTGCATTGCACCCTGTCTAGCAGTCAATTCAAATTTGCCCTGCCCAAACCTTTTAAAATCATCTTCTGTAAACTCTTTGCTGGTAAATATATTTGTTTTAGTTGGATCTGTAGTTACAAAGGACTTTGCATATTTTGGGCTTACTGAAACTGAGTTGATGGGGATATTACCTGATTTTACTACTTTTTTTAATTCATTTTCTATAAATCCAGATTGAACTTTTGCCAAACCTTCTATTTCTTTTATCATTTGCCTTGTTGTACTCTTTGACCATTTATCTAAACTACTTTTTGACTGTTGAATGATTGCCCTTAATCTTTTTCTAGTCTCAGGAGCAATAACAACCCCAGCATCTGCCTCTGCCTGTCTGATATTTAATTGCTTTAATTTCTTTGCTGCGACAAGAATAATATCGTTATATGTTGTCTGAAATTCTGTAGATACAGCATTACTATATCTATTTAAATCAATAGTCTCCCTAAAAAATACCTCTGGAATACTCATTTATCATTCTTCCTCTTGTTCCTCCTCTGGCTCTGGGTCAGGTTCTTCTGGTGGCTCTACTTCTGTCAGACCTCCCTGCTGTGTGCTTTCAATCTCTTCCTCTACGTCAAAGTCATCACCAAGAACTTCACCAGCAGATAGTTGATTTAACAATGTTTCCTGAGTAATAGTTCCAGCAGTAAACAATGTAAGCAAACTTGTTATCTCTTGTGGTTCTAGTCTTGCACTTACAAAGTCTCTGTTTACAAAACTACTGCCAGCATTAGGTTCATTGAGATATTCACTATGAAACTTCAAACAATTATCAATCAAGTCTTGCATCTGCTGTGCAATAACCATCATTGTGCTGTCATTCTGTGATCTATCTATCCTCTTGGCCTCTGCTGACTCTCCCACCAACTTCTGTCCAAGCACTGCGGCCAAAGATAATGTATTGATCTGCTCTGCAATATCTTTCAATCTTGTGAACTGGCTGTCATAGCTATCACCTGATGGAGATATATATTCCATTCTGGATTCTGGTGGCAATGATAGTGCCTCATTAGGGCCTGTTGTTATCTCATCTGCATTTGGATACCCAAAGACAGCAAGCATAGGAACAGAACTGATATGCAAGATATTATCTAAGTCAGACTGTATCTGATAATGCTTGAGATTTAGTTCTGCTATGTCATATAAGGGACTGCGGCTTTCGTAATAACCAACTCTGTTTGAGTAAGCAATAGCAAAAGGAATCTTGTCCTTAAGGCTCATTTCACCTTCATCAAACAATTTATATTCACCTTTCTTTTCATCTTTTCTGTGTATTTCATATCTACCTCTTTCTAACACCCTGATCTGTTTTATTACCTTGTCACCATACTTTCCGTCTGGCTCAACAACCTGTTCCAATAGACGCAACTGTGTGAGTTGCCTAACGCCGTCTACAATCTCAGACCTAAATCCTAAAATATCTTTTGGTGTATATGTCACCCAGTATGGTCTGGTCTTGTCACCTTCTTTTGGTGCATCAACAAGAACTCCAACATGACCAAAGCTAATTGCTAGTCTTGCTGTGTTGTATAGCCAAACATTAAGATCATTACCTTCAAGGTCTACATCAAACAACTGTTCTCTTACTAAGTCAGATACATCATCAAGTCTTACTGGCTTCCTGACCAACATACCTGAGAGCATCTTTTCAATACGCTGCAAATATGGCACTACTGTTGATCTACTTAGCCTTACGTCATAGCTGTCATCTGTTTCTCTTGCTTCCTGTGGCAAATACTTTCTATGTTCACTCCTAATCTTATATGTCCCTTCCTTCAAATCTGTAATCAAATCCCAGAACTGAGCCATGCGTTGATAGGCCGCATTAGGACTGGCAACTGTGGTAGCAGCTTGTGTTATGGGCTGATTGTAAATATTTAGTGAGCTATACACAGTTTTGCCTCAATACTATCATGTTCTTAATATATTCTAATCCCTGTAGCTTTGCCCGACCTAGCAAATAATGGATTGAACTCTCTCCATACAAGATAACCTAGAGCATCAG